GGCACCCTTGACCCTGAGACCGTATCCCTTCAGCTCATCGATGCTCTTAGGTTCAGCAGAATCAGCGGTGATCTTCTCCTTGGAGTATCCCATCTCGGTGATCCTGTCGAATATCTTCCGGTTCGAAAGTCCCTTCTCGTACATGTCATCCCAAATCCAGAGAGCCTTTCCGGTAGCATCGTAGAATGCAACCATGAATCCTGATGGATGGTTCGTATACCCAAAGTCCAGACCTGCAACCAGTTCAAACGATGCAACATCAGGAAGCTTGAACTCTCGCTCTTCCCAATTCTCGTACACCAGACCCTCGGCAACACCCCAATTACCAAGACCAGCAACCTGATAGCGTCTCGGATTCCTCACCCTCATCTCATCGAACAACTTCCTATCAACATCATCCAACCATTCGTTGCACAGGTAGGTGGTGGTGATTGCGAGCACGTTGTCATGCTCCTGATCAAAGAACCTTCTCTTCAGCCAATGCTTCTCGTTCCATGGGTTGAAGGTCAGCGTGATCCTCTTGAAGTACCCTTCAGGAAGCTCACCACGCACAGACTCATCCAACGTATCAAAGTCAGCTTCCTTGGTGATCTCGTAAGCTTCCTCTATCCAGACAAAATTAATCAGTCCGATTGGGACTGATATGGAAGCGATCTTCAGCGGATCATCAAGACCCCTGAAAAGAATCTTCTGTCCGGTAGGCTTGTACGTGATCTCCAAAGGAGAGGTTGTCGATTTCCAGTACTGCTCCACACCAAGACGGTGGATAGCCCACACCATGTCACTGAAGCAAGAGTCCCTGAGGGTTCTCTCGGTCTTCCTGATGACCAGCGTATTGGAAAGGGGATTCTGCATCATCTTCACGATGTGCCACAGAGCACTGGTCTTGCTCTTCTTGCTTCCCCTGCTCCCCTTCACAGCCACATACCGTTTCCTGCTGTTCCAGAACCTGTTGTAACCCTTCCCTATCCTGCTGGAAACGTCTCTCTCATTAGTCATCGCTGTCCGGAACATTGTCTTTGAAGACGTTGGGAACAGTCACCGAGACGGAATTGTCACTCCACATCCCAAGATGCTTTCCAAGGAGCTCCAGAGCCTTGAGCTTGTCGTGAAGCTTCACTTCTCGCTCCACCATGTCTCCGCTGTCGTTGCTCATCGTCTTGACCTTGACAGATTGGATGCAAGCGAGATCGTCATCATTCGCATCCTTGTTGATGGAAGCATCCTTCGCATTGATGAGGTTCTTTGGGTTGACCAATGCGATCCTTGCAAGTTCCTTAACCACCCTGTCCTGATTGATCCCTGTCCGTTTGCTCCGTTTTGCCAACTCAGCGTGCAGGTGCTCTGAAACCCTAGTTTTCCCTAACAACTGAGAGCCTATCTTGTCAGCGTTCTTCGCTGAATAACCAGCCCTGATGCAAGCCTGTGTTGCATTCAGGTCAATGAGGTATTCATCAACGAATCGCTTCTGTCTTTCCGTAAGAGCCATGGCTTGCACCTCCTTTCCAAAATTGCATAAAAAAGAGAGCCGGATTCCTCCAGACTCTCTGTTCAGGCTACACTATAACACACCTGTCGTATCAACTTCTATCAAGTGTTTCACCAATTTTTCAATTCTCCAAATAATGTTCAACAGCTCGTTCGCTTCCTGTTCCTTGCCTTCGTTCTCCAAGGCAACCTCAGCTTTCCTCAACAACTCCAATGCTTTTTCCATCTTGTCCTCCTAGACTCGACAATCGATTCAGAATCGACTTTTCAGTCAAACTCAGGGAACTTGTCCGCTATCTCGATGAGACCTCGCTTGTGAAGCTCATGCACCCACTGGAACGTGATCCCCAAGTCATACGCTATGTTCTCCCATGTCTCGTTCAAGAAATACCGCTTGTTGAAGATGCTCACCGTCTTCGCATCGGAAAGAATGTCAACCATCCTCATAGCCTTCTGCTTGATCTCAAGGAGCTTGGAAATCTCACGAGCGATCTCATCACCCAGGTCGATCATTTTGACCATGATGTCTTCCCTCGACTGCGGATTGATGGAACCGAATATCGCACCGTTCGGATCAATCTTCCCCTTCTTATACACAGCAAGAGCCCTGAGCTTCTCGCACTGTTCACCCTTCATCTGGATCAGTGTCTCTACTCTTCTGATCTCCCTTAGATATTCCTTCACTTTCATGGTCTTCTCCTGTTTGTCACACTTGTAAATGTACCTTAATTTGTTTAATTGTAATTAAATATAGAAAATCTGTCACACTTTGTCACACTTGCAAAAACCCCAAGTGTGACAAATTATTTCTTATACTGCATATAAATATGGGGTGTTTGTCACACTTGTCACACTTAGAACCCCTATACTGTATATATTTTATAAGTATTATATAATTCGAATAATTCATGTAAAAAACCTTAAAATATATAAAGATTCATTTTGTCACATGACAAGTGTGACACCCTATATAATTACTTATAGTACAATAAATAATTCTGTCACACTTTGTCACACTTGTCACACTTGCCTGCTGAAAATCCTCACTCTCTCCTGTCCAACCCTCACCAACCTGATATTGCAAGTGAGCGTCCGGTTGATTTGCTTGACGAATGAAGTGTAGGTCATCTCGCTGTATCCATTGCTTATGCAGAAGATACGGTACTGTGAATACACATCCTTCGCTTCCTGATTCAGGATGTCCTTCTCCTCCTTATCCTGAAGGAACATCATGATGGGATTGTTTTCCATCTCGTATTCGTTCAGTGCATCAGTGACCTTCTTGCTGTCGGTGAACTTGTTCTTCCCAAGTAACCGTCTCAGTCCCTCCACACCCAAGCGAACCAGATACTCCATTGCGTCCTGCTCCACCAGCTTGTACTTGATGTACGGATCGTAATCAGGATCACTGTCGGTGAACCTTGCATCAAATGGGATGATCACCAGTCTCCTGAGCACTGCTCCTGTCTTGTCCTTCGTTCTAGGGATGGTGTTCGCACTGAACAGGAGCTTCACGTACGGTGTGAACATGAACGCATCCTGACCCTTGAACTCACCCTTTATGGTGTTGCCTGAGATGATCTTCTTGAAGATTGCAACGCTCTTTCCCTTCATGAAGTCATCGCTGATGTCATCCCCGATGTTCGCAAGCTTTCCGGTGAGCGATGAGGTAGCGAACTGCTCATCCAATTCGCTCATGTCCAAAGCAGTCACATTGTCACTTCCAAGCACACTCTTGACCATGTCAAGGAACGTGCTCTTTCCGTTCGCCTTCTCCCCTGTGAGGATGAAAGCCTTGCTCATCTCGTTCCTTCGGTAGAAGCAATACCCGACACATTCCTCAAGCAGGGAACGCACCTGATCATCCTTGCAGGAAATCTTGTCCAGCGTCTTGTCAGCTAGGGTCGAGTACGCATCGGTCTTGTACTCCCATGGGATGAGGTTCGTCACCACTATGTCAGGATCGAACCCAACCAACCTGTCTGTGCTCAGGTCGTAGATACCGTTCTTGAACGCAATGTAGCGAGCATCAGCCATGGTACGCTTGGGAGCCTTGATCCTGATGTACTTCATAGTCTCAAGACGCATCTGGTACTTGATGGACTTCAGGTAGTCTATCATCGCTTCCTCGATGCAGGTCTCATCAGGAAGGTACACCCCGTTCCTGTAGATATGGAGCCTTCCGTCAATGCGTACGATGTGCTTCTCCCTGATGAGATAGTCACCGAACTTGTCATGCAGGAATCCATTGCGTCCCATGAACGAGTCCTTTGGGAATGACTCGTCACGCATGACAGTCTCAAGTTCCTCCTCGGACATGGGTTTCGCAAAGATGTGCTTGTTGATGATCTGGAGAGTCTTCCTCACATCCTCCTTGTCCAATCCGATCTCCACGAGCTGGAGGATGTAGGAAAAGAGCTTCTCGTTGCGTCCGTCACCCTCGTCCATGCCGAACAGGTCAACTTCCCCCTTCATGGGAAGGAGCCACTTTGGAATCACCTGATACTCCACCCCGTCCTCAACATCCCACTCTATGGGTCGCACTTTTCCATCGAACTTGAGGATTGCATAGGAGTTCTTCAGACCAACCTTGATATCAGCCTTGAGTCCTATCGCTAGGTTCTTGTTGGTGGAGCATGACTTCACCATTCCATCGTTCCTGAAGTAAAAATGTCGTCCTCTGGTCGTACGCATCACCATGCAATCCAGTTGCAGTTCCTCAACGATGTCCATTAGGATGCCACTCTGTCCCTTGTCATCCACATCGATGAGAATCGTGTCTTCAGCGAGCACACCAGCATACTCAGGAAGCGATGCAACCTCGCTGATCTCCGGAATGGGTACGTCCTTGAACTTCTTCAGACAGTGCTTGTTCTTCGTTGGTACATATCCTCTGAATAGGTTCATTTCCTTGTCCTTTCTATGAATTCAAACACCACTGGTAGGATCACCATCAGCATGGGTAGTCCAACACCCAATAAGAAAGCTAGGTAATCACCAAACGCTGTAAAATCAGATTTGAAGTTAATGCTTCCGATTATTATGAATCCTATGATCATCGAGCCGATTCTCAATCCGCTTTTCATTCCTCATCTCCTTTTTGATTAGTTTCGAACCACAGGATGGACACCAGTACAATTGTATGCACTTTGTATAATTTTAAGTGATTTGTTATAATTGTTTTTCCAAGGAGTTACATTTGTTAGTTTTGTGAACAAATCATTATTAAATTTCTGATCTTTTCTTTTATTTTCGTTTAAGTTTGGAATAATACATGGAATTACATATTGGTTAATGAATTCAAAAATATCATTTTTTGATAACTGAAACCATTCTCCTCTTATATGATTATTTTTAAAAAAGTTATGGAATTGAGATTCAGTAGTACTTGCATTCACCTTATCCCATGTTTTGAGTTCATATAGGAGAATTAATTCATTCGGGTTGCAAGCTTGTATAGTTGAAATCCTTTGAGGTAAATCAACAGTCATTCCTATTTTTACTTTATTTAAATCTTGATATAAAAAGTAAACTGACATTTCTTTATAAGAACATTGAGCGTTTCTATTCATTTTTCACATCTCCTAAAAATTACTATTGCAGAAGGGAAAGGTGCTCCTGTGGTACTCTTTCCAAATTTCAATCTACCTTTGATAAATCGAATCTCATCTGCTTTCATGATGTAATCATGCCAAAAATAAGTATCAGTTCGTGAAGGTATCAGCATTACTACTGTCTTACCTTTTTTCCATCCTTCGATTGCTTTCTTGCACCAGTTTTTAATATCACTGTATGGAGGATTTACGAAATTCACCCCCCCCATTCCACAGAAAGCCCATCAAAATCTGAATGAAGAGGACATGGATCGAAATCAAAACCGAATTCTGCATCTAGTGTTCTATAAACATCTTTTGGTGTACTCCAATGGTCTGTAGTACTACTAAACATTACTTTTCTATTGAACATTCTTTACTCCTCGTTCAGCCAAGCTGTAAATTCTGATGGATATCTATCTACCGGAAGACCTTTCAACTTTCGATACTCTCGATGTTTTCTACCGATCCATATAATGAATTCATGATATGAATCCAGCTTTTCTTGTGGGTCTGTTCCTGTAGCTTTGCACCATGCTAGGTAATATGGGTTCATCTCTTATCCTCCCATCCATCAGGAACCGTAAGACTGTGCGAGTAATCACCCTTGTACTCGATGAGACCATTAGGAAGAGGGTTGCTGAAGATGTTCTCATGACAGAAATCGATCCAAAATCCACCGACACAAACCGGAATATGAGGGTACCAGCACCACCTACCGTTCAGATCCATTGCAATCGGTTTTCCAATGAAGTTTGCTACGTCCTTGGGAACCTTCTTCCCACCAAGATCAACAAACAACAAAGCACCTCTCACCTGATTCTCGAACATCTGTTGACAATAGGCTTTCGCTTCTTCTGCTGTTGGAAAATCACTCGATTCAAACCCATCGTAGTCATTCGAATCGTTCAGGCTTCCTTCCCACCATCCATCGATCTCCTCAACGGTGAAAGCTCCAAAGAATCCATAAGCAGTCCAGTCACCGGAATGGTCTTGTTCCCACTGAAGTTCCTTTATTCTCATTTCTTCTGCTCCTTCATCAGTGTTTCCTTCAGACGAATGATCTTCCCATTCATCACCACTTCCACATCGATATCCTTGATCTGGTATGCAATCTTCATCTGTTCGATCATGATCAGCACATCAGCCATTTCCTCGGTCAATGCGATCACCAGCTCCTTGGAATCTCCATTCCTCAATAACTTGGTGCTTGCCTTGGTGAGCTCTGCACATTCCTCACAGAGCATCACCGTCTGCATTCCTAGACCGTAGGTGTTCAAGGCTTGCTTGAGTATTGCTTCCACCATTTCAGAGCACCTCCACCTTCTTGACCTCAAGGGACACAGGAGGAAACAGGTTCCCCATGACAGTGAGTTCGATGACACAACCTTCCTGCATCTGAGCGATCTCCTTAAGGGAAGGCTTCCAGTAGGTGCTGATCGATTTGCTTGTCTTTATTGCTGGAAGCTCGTTGCATCCTTCTGCTGTCAGAACTACGTTCACTTTCTTCGGTATGATCGGTTTCATGCTATTTCCCCTTCCCATTTGCAGGAGTCCAGAAAGGCATTCCTGATACCCTCCAGACGTTTCATGATCTTTGCGTCCTTCTTGCTGAATCGAACGTCATCAACACGCTTGCGAGCCTGTTCATAACATTGCTTGACAGCCTTCTTTGACATTTGTGTTTCCTCTTTCCCATCCATGACAGCCTTCCAATGGTTCATGTGATCCACGAGCTGTTCACTCGGTTTATGCTCTTTCGCTTTCATCTCCTCGAACTTGCACTTGAGCCACCAAGCGATGGATTGCTCACGAGCATCCCTCACCTCTTGTGGAGCGAGATCGTGCAGAACCTTGAAAATCTTCTTTACGTTCCCAATTGGGAATGGTCTGTCGGTCTCATACCCCTTTTCTGAAAGGAGTATCTTGTCCAGATCGATTGCCATGAACCCATTGGGTTCCCACTGTCCCTTTTGCGTGTAATAGCGGAACTCTATCCTCATCTTCTTCACCTCCTCAGAAGATCACGTATGCAAGCAAGGTCAGAATGAACCCTGCAACCATTCCAAATAGGTCTGCGAGTATGTCAGTCCAGCTCCATTCGTTCCCTTCAGCTTTCATGTCCCCATATTCCTTGCCGAGAGAGAGTCCCCCTGCAAAGAGATATCCGCACAGTACGGAAATCCAGAACATTTCAACTCGTTCGAACTTGAACAATGAAAGCAGGAAACCCACATAAGCCGATGTCGCTGAGAAAGCGACCAGATTCACTCCGAAATGGAGTCTCTTGTCTTGTTTCATTTTGGTACCTTCCTTACCCTAGAAAATCGCTGATACGCTTGTTTGCGAGCATCACGTACCAATCTCTGTCCAACCATGACGGACAGCCCATATCGTTGATATCTGTATTCACCAGACGACAATGATCCGGTGTACCTTCCACCTTCGCTATCGATTCACGCTTCGCATGGAGCTTGAAGAGACCACCATCATCAGGATGCTTGGAAGCGAAAGCCCTAACGCATCGTTCCGAGAGTTTCTTGTCTCCATGGAACATGGACTCGTATTTACCGCTGATTTTCTTGGTGAGCTGGAAATCCTTCAGGGAGTTGCAACCATAGATGATGCTTTCCACCGATGACTTGTGGATCAGATTCTCGATGACCGCTTTGTTGACCACAGCCAGGTCGTAATCAAGATCGGAGAGCTCCTTCACATATGCTCCCTTGCTCTTGTATTTCCCATCAGGGGACACGATGATATAGTTGTTCACATCCTTCTGGATTACCTTCCTGTGCTCGTCAAATTCGAGCATCAGACCAGTTCTTTGTTCCCATTCGTATGCAATGTCATCCACCTCATCGAACGCTTGCTGAGAGCTGTCCCTGAGCTTCACCAGCACACCATCGGTGTTGCTCTGGATGATCTGACACACAGGTTCCAGATGCTCTATCAGATCGAGCAGGAGTAGTTGTCCGTAGATGCAGACGTTGTTCGCTTGCCTTGGGTCAAAGAGAGGATTGTACTTGTCCTTGGATGCTCCATAAGTTCCGTTGATGACGATCTTCAATGGAGCTTGGAGAGGGTTCTTTTCAGCCTTGTACTTGAGCCTGAGATCAACGATCTCCTTGAACTTGCTTCCGTCACATGCTCTGGAGATCAGGTCGTATCGGATCATCAGACTCGGATACAAGGAAGCAACGTCCATGTTGATGAAGTACCCTTCACCGTAGTAGTTCTCTATCGCACCATGTACTCCACCCCAACCGAACGAATGGGGGACACCTGCAACAGTGGTCTCAAGTGATTTCTCATAGTTAAGGTTGTCGGGGTTTTCATACCATTGCTTCACGTACAGGTATTTGTTGAGTCTCAGGGTATCCGGAAAGCTTATGTCGAACTCGTCATCAAACTTGGTCTTCTGTGCATCCAGAATACTTGCAGACAACTGAACCTTGGTCTTGGATATGTAGGACATGGGAAGATTGAACATCTTCAGCAGTCCCAACTGAGCGTAGAAGTCGCTCTTTCTCTGGAGGAACACCTTGATGGTCTGTTCCACATCATTGGTACAATACCGGATAGTCTCATCAAGTTCTTTCTCGGTCAGTTTCCGGTTGATGTCGAAAGGAACGGAAGATTCTCGGATGTCATTCCCCATGCTTCCTTCGAGATATTTCAAACCCCTGTCGATCACTCCTGCCATTGCATCGTAGTTGTTTACCCTGATCCGATTGAAAGCGTTGCTGAACCTCCAACCATCGTTCCCTTCTGCAATGATGAAATCGTTGACTTCCTTGGGGTCGAACCCAAGCAGGATAGCCTTCAGGATATAGATGTCGTACCGTCTTGAGTTGAATCCAACCCAAATGTCGCTGGAATGCTCGTCATAGTATGCCTTGAGCCTGTCTGGATCATTGACGATCACTGTTTTCTTTTTTGTTTCAGGTTCGATGAGCACCACCAGCCAATCAAACTTGAAAACCTCAAAGTCGTAGAACAAAATCATGTGCGGACTCCTTTGGAAGTTCCCACCGGATGACTAGCATCCGATGGGATATCGATTGATAATCGAGTTCTAGACCTCGTAGACTTCCTCCACTGTGTAAGTGGGGAAACCCTTATCGGTCTTGCGGAAATCAATTGCGAACTCAAGAGAGTCCTTCACAGCCTTGAATACTTCTTCAACTCTCTTGGCATGTGCTCTAAAATCTCCTCCAAAAATGATATCTACATCAGTAGCAAGACTTCTGAGGAATTCATCAGTAGCATGAACTCCATTTCCATTATCCATTACTTGGTTGTAGAAAAGCATGGAACCCTTGTCCTTTCCCTCTACCACTTTCATATAGCAACGGAGCATAGGTTTCCCATTTTTTGAAGCTGTAACCTCAAGCTTGGTGATCTTTACCACATACTTTCCTTCCGGAAGTTCCTTGAAGGTGCTTCCACCATTTTCTTCGATCTCTTTTGCGTCCTGTGCAAGAGCCTGTCCATCGATCTCTTTTTCCCATACTGCGAAAATGTCTTTAGCCATGATTATTTCTCCTTATGCTAAAATCGTTCGTGGATGCTTGAGCCTTGAGTTATACTCGGTACTCCAGTCATCGAATGGAAGTTCGGTCTCAAAGAGACCTCCTTTCACGCCTTCTCCTCGTGGGAGTCTCTTCGATCTCCTCGACCACCGGAGTCTCGGAGCGTCTTTTTCTTTCTCTTGTCTTTGGTGCTTCTTCCTCCTCTTCTTCCTCTTCTTCTATGACGGTGATTTCCTCACCATCGTCTTCAACAAGATATCCGGTACCGTTGCATGGAGCACACTTGCGACCCTTTGAGTTGACTCCGGTTCCCCCACAAGCAACACAGGTAACAGGAACTTCGGTTTCTTCCTCGGCAACCTCTGTCACTTCATCCAAGGATGTATTGTAGATGTCCATGAGTTTTTCGTACTCACAGGGAATCTCATCCTTCAGGAGGGAGAGACGACCACCACCGAACACCACTTCATCCTGCTTGAATGAAAGGAGGTGTTCTCCATCAACAACCTTGCATCGGATGACGATATCCACCATACCAGCGAGCTTGGTAGCCACCTTGTCAGCGATGTTCGGTTTGATACTGGTGATCTTGTCTCCAGTCCTCTTGGTGATGTCTTTGGTGCTGTCCTCATGACTGATCAGGATGATGTTCTCGTAGTCCAGCATCATCAAGCGTTTGATGGTGGAAAGGAACTCAGTCCTCACCATGTCCCAAGCCTTGAATGAATCATCACTCTCGTGCTTGATTCCCATCTTGTCGTACAGGTACAAGCGACATGCTTCATAGGTGTCTTCCACAAGGTCAACCACGATGGTCTTGAACTCGTTGTCCTTCTTTGAAAGTTCATCGATGGTGTCCTTGAAAACCTGCCATGCAAGCGTCTTCCTCGTGATCCTTCCGTCAACAACAACCTCTTCCCTGATGGGGATGAAGGGAGCTGTTACGAACCTGATGTTACCGTCTGTGTTTAGCATCAAAGGTGATGGGAAATTATCCACCAGAGTTGTCTTTCCTGAGAACGGTTGTCCATAAATCCACATCGTCTTCTTGGACGATGAGCCGATTGTTCTTCGTGTAGTGCTTGGTAATACCATAAGATCCACTCCTTGTTCGCAAAATTGCTTGTATTCGCACCAGTTGCACAAATACGACTGGTTCTTCCAAAATTCCTCAGTACACTCGATCTGACCGATTGTCTTGAAGAAATCCTCAACCTTGTCCTCATCGAACGGTACATATTCAATCTTCGGTTCAACCTTCTGGAGTTCCTCCTCCAGACGCTGTCTGAATGTAACGATCGATTCAGTT